AGCCAATAGCTTCCAGTAATGGATGTTCCGTTACTAAATCTTCAAACACACGCTCTTGAGTTGTGATCGGTAAGATAGTATCCTCTGCGAATCCACCACTAGCTATTACCTCGTTGAAGAAAGTACGCTCAGTAGATGTTAAAACATTTTGACCGCGAGCAGCTAAGATTTGTGAATCACTTACTTCATTACGCGCTTCATTTGTAATTTGTTCGGCTAGATCCGTCTGTAATGCCGAAAACATCTCATTGAAGGCTGTTTCAACTTGCTCAGTTGTAGAATTTTCATCCTTCATTACATTCATATATGCTTTCTTCTTAGCTTCGAAATTCTCCATTTTACCTTTGTTATTAAATTTGATGACCATAATTTGTTACCTCCATTTTTTAAGTAAATTAAAAGAGCCTTTTCCTGTTTCCACATTTGTGATTGTGGCTGTAGGTGAAGGCTCTTGGGATTGATTATTTGGCTTTAAAATTCCTTTTAACTCATTCATGATTTGACGTTTATCATCATCGCTTAAAGCTGAATTAGTAGTAGTGTTTCCACCCTCTGGATCTACTCCTTCAGTACTATTTGCAAAACCAATCTCTACAGTACTTTTAGCACTAAGCCAGGTTTCTGCATCTAGTTTAGCTCGGACTTCTTCACGAGTTACATTAGCTTTTGTCATGTAAATATCAATAATACCTTCTTCTAATTCTTCTAGAATGCTTGCTTCTTTCCTCATTTCTGTTTTAGTTCCCCAGACTATGTTGCTAGCTTCATGAAACATAAACATAGAACCAAGTCCCATTATAAGTTCATCTGCTGCCATCGCAATTACAGAAGCAGCCGAACAAGCCCAACCATCAACATAAATAGTTACTTTTCCCTCGTGGCGTTTTAGGCGGTTGTAAATAGCAATACCCATAAAGGCATCTCCACCTGGACTGTTTAAACGGATTGTAATATCATTCTTTCCAGCTTCATTTAATGCAGAATCCATATCGCTTGCAGAAAAGCTATCACTATACCAGGATGTACCAATGACACCGTAGATTGTAATTTCACTTATTTTCGTTTCCTCGTTATGGACCACATTAAATTTCTGAGGGATTTCCTTTAACTGATTAACATAGGCTTGATTTTTAAACACCTTAAAGAAATCTTCTTTACTTAAGTTCCTCATTCTTCGTTCTCACCTCCTTTATCATCTACTCCTGTTTCAGAGTAGTTTTTAGTAATATAGTGCTTATTGAGTTTAGGATCATCCGATACTTCATATCCGACCTCCAATCTAATTTCATTTCCGGTAAAGGCACTGGAGGCAATAAGCTTATCAATGCTAGTTGCAAGGTCAAATATCGTTTGATAAGAAACACTTTTGATATCAATTTTCTTACCAGACAAGTATTCTTTCATTTCATAGAACTTAACATTCGCTTCGTCCGCTATTTTTTTTAGCAATGGATTGACCGTTAATAATTTAAAGTTTTTCGTATTCTTTTCTACATCTGCCATATCACCGCGAATCAAACTTAAAGGGATACCCATTGCCATAGCTACTTGATCCAGAAATCCATTTGTTACTTTATTTATTTCATCCACACTAGGGCCATTACCAGCACCGTTATAAATTTCGTTATACTTTAGTCCAGGTTGTTGGGGAACGATTGCTATATCCTTATCACCAAAGGACTTATAAATCTTATTAATAAACTCTTGTAATTTTTTTTGGGTCTTTTCATCCTTGGCGACCTGTGCATCTATATCAACAGCTCCACGGATTTGATTTTTCCTTTTTTGAGAACTAAGTACCCTTCCAAATAAATCTCCATAATCAACAAATAATCCCTCAATTAAAGGAGCAAGTTTCTCATTTCGATATTTCAAATGCATTACTTCATTTTGCTTATAACTTCTTTTAAACTCATAATCCCTGACAACTACATTACTGAAAGTATCTTCAAACACAGCATACTTATTATGTGTAAAATCATCTGCAATAAGAAGATCACCATCATCTGCTTGAATGACTAATACTTCATTGTCATAAATTAATTTGTGGATGAATGTTTCCCAAAAGGTACTTGCTGTAAAGTTTTTACTTGGTCTAACATTTAACCGATAATACAACTCGTCTTTAACGAATTCTTTTCCATGTTTAACCCTAAATTCTGACTGACTAATTGTTCTCCCAAGGAAAGATACACAAGTATCTATTGCAAGCTTTTTCATATGGATTCTATTAGCTGCATCAGTAAACATATCTAAGTCAAACATGATTGACATTTCTTTATTTCTTCCTAATATCACATCTATCCAACTAATTATAATCACCCCCTTTAGAAGTCAATGGCATCTAGGAAAAATTCAACTTCATCTTTTAAAATGTTATCAGCTTGCCATAAGGCATATACAAATGCGGTGAATCCATCCGTCTTTCTTCTGACCTCATCCTTTTTCAAAAAGTCTTTATTCCCATCATTCCTAACTTTTACCACAATATTATTTGTGTTCCACCTCATTAAAGGATTGTCACCAAATATTAATCTATGCTGCGCAAAAAGCATTTCAATTCTAGGTGCAAGTTTTGCGTACACAGCATGCGGGTTTTGAATATATAGAACATGAAAGCCAGCTTCTTCTAATGCTTGTTTAACAATATCTAAACGGAATGTATCTCCTACAATTGTATTAAGTCCGTATTTTTCACGCATATCACAGAAGTAGTTGACCATGTATTTGATATCTATAACTGGGCCATCTAATAATGTAATTAATCCATTATCTTCCCATTCCTCAATAGGTGGTTTAAGATGTGCTTCTTTAATAAAATCTCGTCTCGCAAATTGGTGGCTATCCCAAATATAGTTATCCCCTTGTTTAAACAGTACCCCACAAGCTGTAAAGTCTTTTACAAAGGAAAAGTCAATCGCACCAACACAAGTCTTGCCTTTTAAAGATTCATAAGGGATAAGTTTATTGGTTGCTTCAATATCTTCCCATGAAGCTACTCTAACCGTGTTGTCTTGTTGCGGAAGGTTCATCCTTTTAGCCATAAACTCAGGTCTTCCAGAAGGATCATCTTCTAAATCAAGATACTCATCCATGATGGTATCGAACAATTCCTCAGCATAAGCACTTCTTGGCTTACTAAACATTGGATTTGCCTTTTCCCACAATTCAGGATTATCGACTTCTTCCTTGTTATCCATTTTGCAGATGAAGACGAAACGGTTTTTACGTTTGCTTCCACCTTGTAATATCTCTAAACATTGTTCAATGAATTTATCAAAAAAACCACCACGGACATGACCGTTGGTGGAGATATAAATTCTTCTTCTATGCTTAACTTTTCCCAGTCCAGAACTAAGCGTATTAATCAATTTAGTATCTTCGTATATATGCCACTCATCAAAAATCAAGCAACCAGGACGGCCACCATCTTTTGTATCAGCATTAGAAGTTCGAAACTTAAATTCAGAAAGGGTTAACTTTCCTGTAATTTTAGTTTTAGTCCAAGAGAAGAATCGTTTCATCAAAGATTTATTCTTTTCTTTTACGTTATAAACTTCTTTTACAGATGTTTCTGCTTGGTCCTCACTGTTAGCCACAACGTCAACGTTATAACCTTCTATTCCATGTCCTGGACTTATGAAGTAATCCGAAAGACCAGAAATTAATCCGTTCTTACCATTACCGCGTGCTATAACAATAACTATGTCTTTGTAAAACAGTTTGTCTCGTGATTTATATTTAAGGAAAATAAAAGCAATGATAAACTTTTGAAATAGCTCCAAGGGGAAATACCATTTCTCAATAAAGTTTATACATTGCTCAATTTGTTCTTCATCAAAATAAATATCATCGCGAATAAGTACCTCGGTCTCCAATTGTTTTACTAAATCAATACGTTCTTGGTTGAAAATAACTTGGCCGTTCTTCCAAGCATTAATATATTCATCCACATACTTTTGATGTATCAGTAAAGATCACTGACTTCTGGTTCGTCATTATCCTTTTTGTTGTCTTTGGGTATTTCCTGCACTTCCATCTTTTCAAATCTAATCGCATTTTCAAGAGAAATGAGTGTTTTTGTGAGCTTATTTATCTCATTTAATGCTGGATTTGTTTTAATAAATTCCTGACTTGCATTGACGGTGGTTGCCATCACTCCAGTTTTGTTTACAGCACTCTGAAGTTTTCTAATCTGCTTAACAATCGCTATATATCGCTTTACTTTATCAACTTCCAATAAATCGTCTTGATTAATTCGATTTAACATTTGCTTCTCCAAATCAGCAACTTTTACCACTCCGCTCACGAAAACACCCCCCTCTCTTTTTCTTACCCCCTAATATAACGG